CGTCTGACGCAGAAGGGAGGATGGAATATGGGTTCTGATATTTCCTTCCCGATTCTGTGTGCATCTTCCTTTTATTCCCTCGTTTGTGCTCGAGGGAAGCTTGAGGAGGCCTGCTCCATTGTCGATGAGGGAAAGTTCCTCAGTTGGTGTCAAAACTTCTCAGGAGGAGGGTTTAATGGTGATGATCAAGTTTGTTGGGGTGACCGTTCCGTGGTGGATAGATGGCTTAAAGCTGTCAAGTCTATCAACGGTTGCCCCGAGCCTAGTAAGTCTCCTGTCAATAGGGAGTACCTCACGATCAATTCCCGACTTTTCAAGATGGTCGGTGAAGAGGTTAAGGCTGTACAGACAGTTCATCCCGGCAAACTCTACTCTGTCCTCCGTGGTTCTGTTGCTGCTCCGGATCGGCACTGGCTGGACTTGATCAATTGTCCTGCTCCGTGGCGTGCGGCTCTTGGTGTAGATATGGCTCTTCGTCCATCCGTCCCTATTCAGATGGGAGGGACTGGTTTAAAACGAGAGACTAATCCAACGCCTGAGCTGTTTGAGATCCTCCGGTGGTGCGAGCTCAGCAAGCCCCAGCTTGAGAGTGAGAAGTTTGAGGTCTATATAGGAAAAAAGAAGGAAAATGCCGAGGTGTCCAAGCAGCTCGGATGGTACACGATCTCCCGTGATCACTGGAAATCGTATTGTACAGAAAGATTTGGGTCTCCTAAGGGTCTTTACTGGACCACCCAATCGTCCTCCAAATGCTCCGATGTGGAACTCGTAGACCGCTGCATTACTGATGCACGTCTCGAGACAACACGCCATCGGCTATGGAGTCTATACAATTTGTACTGGGACGCTGCTGAGTCCGGTTGTGTGGTTCTCCACAACCCCTCTATCCCCTGGCATATTCCTTTGAGAAAAATTGATATAAATGTTTCTGAATTCCCTCTTGACAATCCTTACTTAAGCGGACCTGCTCCTTGTGAGCCTTCGGTCGACTACGGTCCTTCTTTCTGGAAAAAGAATGCGCTTTTAGGTAAAGTTGGGAATTTCAGAACGAAGAAAAAAAATTTTGCTACCTGTAGCAAGGATAGAAATAATGTCGCGGTTGCTGCGTTCAACACTGCTAGTCCGAAACTCCTGACCTTTACGGGGGAGATAACAGACGACCTGCACCTTGACCAGCGGTGGCTTCGACATGATTTTCGAGGACTTGCCCCGGAGTAGTTTTTTTTAGTTACCCTTTTACTAGAAAAGGACTTCTGTCCCGTCGAGAGACGTAAAATA